CTAGCCGCTACTGGCTCAGCAAACGTGAGCGCGAAGCTATCCCCTTCGTCGGGTGAGTATCCAAACATATCCTTAATCTTGTCTTTAGGTTGCAGGATGATTCTATCGCTTGAGTCAGTCTTGTACGGGCTTGCTATTAAGTCAGCCTGAAGTGAGTCGGTATCAGCCACTCGACAAGGTAAGTTCTCATCACGCAACCACTTGTTAGCCTCTCCCCACATCTCTGCACGTTTGTTTGCATAGCGAATCGCATCTAATGGAGTAGAACCAAACCATATTGCTTTCACGTTGTAGTAACCAAGCTCATGCAGTCTATCTACGATGTCAGCACCGTAACCAGCATCGACGAACATGTAGTCCGGTCGCTTACCAATCTCAACATCAACATGATCGAGAATGCTCTTACATAAAGCAACACCATCACCAAGCTTGTAGTCATTGAACTTGCGTGACTTAGTTTCCCACGAGCAACGGCCAGCGCGCTTAGTCCATGAGAATCTATCACCACCACGAGAAGGATCGACACCTACAATGTATGGGCCACTTGCTTTAACGCTAGACTTACGCGCCTTCTGGATAACATCGGCAGTAATAAGACCATCCTCACCTGAAGTTTGGAATGCTTCAGCGCTGTTCATTGGATACTCTTGCTTGAACGCCTTTTCCCCATTCATGCCATCAGCAGATAGTTCTTTAATCTTCAGTCTTCTCCAGTATAACTGATTGTCATTAATGCCATACTCAGAACAAAGTTCATGCTCCTCCGACGTACGCACAAAATTTAATTCTTCTGGTACATGCTTGGTGTATTCATCCTGCCAAAACCAAGGAACAAAGATCGCCTGGTACTCTGAGCCACCCGATTCCGCCTCTTTCCATTGCTGGTGGAAGTAGTTACCCAGCCCGTTAGCTGTCGACTCTAGAATAACCTCAGTATCTCTAGCATCTGGCACAGCTTGTAGAATGCCTTTCGTATGCTCTGCGGCATGAGGCCAGAATGCCACCTCTGAACCATGGAAGAATTGGAGAGTTGTACCACGACCTACGCCTTTGTTACCTGCCGTACCTATCTTGTAGCCTGAGTCTAGCTTACTGAATCGCAGCTCTTTAGCGTTAGACTTCTCGATAGATGGCTTGAAGTTGTGGGTTTCGCCGTTAACTGTTTTGGTAGGAAGGTTATCGTAGTAACGCACCGTCATTTCAAACAGTGCGTTAGTGGATTCAGCATCGTGAGTAAGGATGAAAGCTCGAACGCCCTTAGACATAGTGGTGCGCCAGATATAGCGACCTTCTACGTAAGTGCTAGCCCCTTGCTGACGCCCCTTTAATAGTATCGCTCGAACCTTGCCAGTCTTGAGTCGTTGCTCTTCCAGCTTCTCGTGTATGTACTTCTGAGCTTTATTAAGCACAAAAGGCTGTACACCAGCCTCTTTAGTTCGAATGAATAAACAGTTCTTTGAGAAGAGAGGGAAGTTAACCTTAGCCTCTCTTGCGAAATCAGGAATCATCTACATCACTCCAACTGTCTGCGCTTGATACATTGAGGTTAGTGTTGATGTCCTGCCTATCTCTCATGTCGGTCACGTTCTTAGCCACAAAGATTGCAAACGTCTTGTCATAAGCCTGAACCAGACCATTTTGAATCAAAATATCTTTCTGTAAATCTTCCGCCTTTTTTATGGCGTCGAAAAACTTAGGGTGAGCTTGAGCCCAATTGATAAGTGTTTCCCTATGAATTCCAATGTTGAATGCAAACCTTTCCTTTGTAGGGAGAGGGCATGGAACCTTTATTGCATTACCAAACTTATCAACGGCAACGGTCTTAGTTACATTTCCATCTTCATCTTCTTGGTCTATCTCTACTAGCTTATAAGGTTGCTGATTAAAGAACTCAACAATTTGATCGCAATACTCTTCCCTGTACTTACTTGGTCTCCCTACTTTTGGACTGTCACTATCCATAATTTAACCCCATGAACTTAATACAAAATAAACCTCAGCTAATAACACTAACGCTATTGCTGGGTACATTAGAATCTTAACCATCTTTGCGCATCCTATCACCGTAAACAAACGCTATGGCCTCTTTAACCGTCCAGCCCTTGTTTGTGTATTTCTTCACCTCTTCCTGAAGCTGCTTATCTCGCTTAACTGTCTTCTGTGCAGGCATGTTACTCTTCCTGTTCGTTCAGCTTGTCTTTAAGTTGCTGAGCTTCTTTTAAGTCATTACTACGCTTGTTCTCTTTCCAGTTTAGGAAACCGATAACCAGACCAGCGATTGCGACACATAAACCGGCCACTTGCATTGCGCCTTGGAATGTAAATAATATTCCGCCGCCGGTAGTTATTAGGCCGCCACTAACTGTGTCTGATTTCATCGGGAACCCTCACGCTAGATAGCCACACCAGTATACACTCAACGAGGATTATCTTCTCGTTTATGAATTGGTGCCATTGCCATAAATCATCATTCATTAACATCATAGCACTTGCGGCTGCCTGCACTATTAGAACCAATCCTACCAATGCGTAGAATCGATTCTTCACCACCAAAAACATTAACGCCATCACAATAAAGTAAATTGCCGAACTAACGTAATAGATTTCATACCCTGGGGATATTGTCACCTCGTAGTTATGTTCGATAAATGCCTTCATCCCCGAAAACAGCAAGATGTTTCCCGCCACCATGAACGGGAGTCTTGCAAAGCGTGAGTGTAGGAGGGCCATTAAGATCACAACCAATTCAAATAGATTCACTATCATGAAGTGTCTCCGCTATTCATCAACAATGTCCTTGATCAAGTCTTGTTTCTCAACTGGCAAGCTCTTGTATTTCTCAACAAGTTGCTTTGTGCTCATATCATCAACCTCAATCCAGTAGTCTTTCACAAAGTACATGTAAGATACTGCGACGATCAATGCGCCAATCAAAACAAGTAAAGCCAAACCAAGCAGATAAGCCATAATCCAACCTCTGTTATTTTTATATACTTAGTATACATTTTATTCGGTTAGTTAAAAAGAAAGTCAAGCGCAATACAAACAAAAAACCCCACGGTTAGGTGGGGTTTGTTTGAAAACACTTTTCAAGTTGACCTGAATCTCACAGGTCTTTGGTTCTAACTTATTTTGGCTTGTCCGACCTAAATCGGGGCTCGTAAAGTGATTCACTACCAATAAACTCAACACTTGAAAAGTGTTTTATTGCCCTATCTCTAGGGCGAAAGGTTCGAGGCCTACATTACATAGACAGTTTCATGATAATCACCACCTAGGTTAAATTGAAATAAAATACCTCTTGCTTAGGTCTTTATTAAACACCATAAAGCATAATAAATACAATGAATAAAATCGATTGATATGGTTAATTCTTGAGATTTTATCGATTAAAACACCAGCCACAACACGACCGGAAAGCTAACCAGCAGAAAGAACCAGTTACATACAGCAGCTTCTACACGTTCAGAAGTTATCCAGTTAATACACTTACGCATACAATCACCTTGCCACCTTTTATTTTTTCACCCTTTTTAATGGATAACGAGTCTATTTGCTCATCATCCTCCCAGAACTTTGCATGAGATAACGCATCAAACGTAGCCTTGCAGAAGTTATCAATGTCGTACTTACGAAGTGTTGGTGGATGCAGCGTTAAATGAACCTGTAATCGCCCAGATAGCATTTCATTGTCTAATCCGATAGATTGCATAGTCTTAATTGCATCAACTCTGTACTCTCGCCCACGCTTCGACAGGATGCTGCGATTATTAAAAACTCTCCAGCACGAATTTACACTTGGCGGGTATGGCATTTCGAATTTGTAATCACTCATGCTAACTTCTCCATTTCCGCTTCCATCCACTCAGGTAAGTCCAATTCGTAAACATTAACCACATCTTCAGCGTGAAGCTTTGCCAGTGTTTCGGCTACCATTGATTTCTGTGTGCGTCCGTATTTCTTCTCAAAGGTTCGATGGCCTTGCGAATGCAGCTCATTATGCAAGTCGTGCCTTAGTGCCATCTGAAGAAAATCAGGCGCTTTAGTCCCCATTCCTGAGTAGCCACTCCCAATAATGTGATGATTTACCACCGCATGAGTTGACCCGGTAATACAGCAAGCAACCTCACCACTTCGGATGAACTCACCAATCTTTTTGTTTCGGTAAACTCTAGATGCCATTTTGACGCTCCATTATCTTCCTGTATTCGCTCTCAATCGGAACGGTCAACTTAAACCCTGCATTAACCGACCACTCAAACAGCTGGTTCATGTAAAAATGCATCTCACCAGTGTCTAGCTTTCGTGTCGACTTAACACCTAGCGACTGCTTACCTAAGGTGATCACCTTGTCAGGGCAAAACTTATTCTTAAACCACTCGTGTAAATCTTCCGTAGAATAGCTCTCACGCGTTTTTAATTTAATTTGGTGTGATAGCTCACCTAACCACATCCAATACGTTGAGTTTTGATTCAACGAACGATTTGAGCATGGTTTGATGATTACTTTCACCGGACTAGCTTCTAAATCAAAGTGATCGACTAATGCAGAGCCAATCACCTTGATATCGTCAGGGCTAGTTAGAATAAACTCACTAGTCATTACTTACCTCTGCATCCTCAAGGTCTTCACCCAAACACTCCAAAGCATAGTCGCACGCTTCATCTCTATCCATTCCGCAATCAACAATGCAGCAAATCATGTCTTCTAG